ATGTGGGTGGGGTGGGGGGGGGGGGGGGGGGGGGGCGGTCTTTTTCCCCAACCGACTCTAACTTTTTTTATTGGCGGTAAACCCCGCACTGCTTATATTCTTGAATAACCTTCTTCGAAAACATCTGACGGAGAAAAGGATTTGTACCCATCCTCGTACACAACATAATACCCACCGACAAAAGGTTTGTGTTTTACCATATAAGCCTGGTCTACTTTGATCGGGGCATATCCCTTTTCTGCCGGGGTAATCATCGCGCTGCCATCTGTTTCTCTGTTTGTCTCTTTTGCCAAATCGCAGTCCTTTTCGATCTCGGCAATTTTGAGGCCCCATACTTCTTTGTGGCATTTGTACTTGGGCAATTCCATTTGATCAGTAATTTTACGTACTCCTTTTCTTTTGGTTCGCTCTGCGACTCGTCCGTACCGGATTAGAGCCAATCATTAATTAGAGAGAACAAGAAGCACAGTAGTAGCTTCACTTGTAACTACTTAATGCTCTAACACTGTTAGACTCTCTTATACTACTATACTCTCTTGTTATTTCTTTTTCTTTCTTTTCTCTCTGTCCTATACTGGTCCCTAATTAAATTCCCTTTAACATTCCAGCCTTACGCCTTGCATCCCAAGCTTGTGCATCTTTTCTATATTCTCCATTCTGAAAGGCTTCAAAGTATTCAGCCTGAGATATCGCAGATTTTGTATCTGATACAGGTATATTTTCTCCTTTCTCTAAATCTAAAGATGCAGTAGGCTCAGGCTTTCCAGCAGATTCAAACTGATTCCATAGATCGTGAATCATTAGCTTCTGCATCTTCAAAGTACCATCCTTCATTACAGCATTAAATTCATCCAAATCCTCCTGAGATAGAGTATTAGTAGCAAAAGAATCTAAGTCAGCCCATCTATCTTCCCCTCCCATAATCTCTAATGTTTCATTCCAGGCAGTCTCCTGAGCCTTAGCGTTGTTTTCTGTCTCTGTCTTAAATTGGGCTATATTCTCCCTATTAAGCGCATCCAGCCCTTTTAGATATGCGTCTACCTGCCACTTCCCAAACGCTTCATTTAGGGCATCTCTGGTCTCCTGAGAGAGTCCTTCTGGGCTATACAGTTCCTTAGTGATTGCTTCTGCATCTATCCCTTTTTCAGCTACGGCATTAGCCAGATCAGCCGGGATATTAACCGTTACGTCTTGGCCTTCATATTTTAATCCTGTGAGCGATATATCCTCTGTGACTGTATTGGTATCAACAGTGGTGTTATTAGCCTTAGAATCGACAGCAGTGTCGTTCTGGGGTGTATTCTGATCTGTAGTAGATCCTGTTTCGGTCTGTACGGAATCTGTTTGATTTGTTACTGAGGCATCTTCATTAATTGTATTGTCATTAATAACTTCGTCCATGTATCCTCCATTAAGCTTAAATTATCTTTGTTACTGCCCTTGCATAGCTTTATTAATAATCTCAGGTCCAGCTTTTTCAACCATACCTGTTCCAGCTTGCAACATAGCTGCTTGTTCTTGAGCTTTCTGTTGCTGCTTCATCTTCTCTTCCCACTCTTCTTGAGACATCATCCAAGGCATCTTCATACTAAGACCAGCAGCAACTTCACGAGCATAGACATCCCATTTAGTTCTTTCCTGCACTGGTCCTGGCCATGTCTGGGGTAGCTGCATAAGCTCAGTGAACTGTTTAATCTTATCAAGATCACCTATTCTTCCTAATGCTGCTAAGCCTGTAACAATCTGTGGAATAACATCTTCTTTAGGTAGAGGAAAACCAACTTCCTTTAGATATCTATATGCAAGTGGAGCTTGTAATGTCTGAGCTAAAAGTGAATATACACCACCAAGTGATGTTTCAAGCTCCTGAGCATCTATCCTGAGTTCTACAGTTGTAACTCTTTCAGCATCCCTGCGAACAGCAGAGTTGAGAAGAAACGCCTGACCAACTCTTCGTTCATACTTGTTAAGCACTTCACTAATAGGTGTAAAGTCTGCATACTTTTCAAGTTGCAAGACTCCTATATCTTCAATGTTACCATGAATCCACTCTCCTGTAGGTGAATTTACAACTGCATCAATATCAATTATACTACCTTCTCTCAAGAAGTATTTAATATCAGCCATTAAGACCATACCTTTAGCAATAGCCTCTGATAAGATTTCAATAACATAGAAGTCCCCAGCGTGATCTTCTACTAATCCACGACCATAATCTTCACCATTAGTATAGTTCCACATTAGTGGAATCCAAGGTAAGTCTTCTTCATTTATTTCCTGAAAAGGTTTAATCTGAACTCCAAGACAGGACTGAGCAACCCCAAACTTTTCTCTATCAATACGACAAATCCAAGTATAAAGAGTAACTTCTTCATCTCTCTTACATACACCTTCTCCTTTAAGTTTTTTTAATATAGATTGAATTTCATCAGACATAGATGAAAAGTGTTTCTTCTCTTCAATGATTAATTCAACCAAACCACCAGATGTATTTCTTCTACAACAATAACGATTTAACTTAATAGCTTGTAGCTTCTCTTCTTTAGGAATATACATAAGCACATTACCTGAAATCAGTAGACTTTTAAAAGCATCTACATAAGCTACTCTTGCAGCCATCTTGTTCTGTAGACTATCTACCCTATTCTCTGCTTCCACTAATAGCTCTGACAAAGAAGTAGGATCATAACCAGCAGCTTGTAAAGCTGCCTTAGCTTCTGATTCAAACTCTAATTTAAAGAAACTACGTTGAACTGGAAACAATGAGGTGGTTAGTTTATTTGCTAAATGATTAACAGAACGAGCGCCAATACCTTGATATCCATGCTGATTAGCATCGGCTGCCTGTATTCCCTCTGTATCAGGCAGTATATAAGGTAATGTAAACCTACTGTATTCTCTACCTCTATCCAGGTACTGGTTCCTGGTTGAGGAAAGGGTTTTATATCTACCCTCCAAATCAACAGCAGTTCCAACTCCTCCCTTTACAGCTTTAAGTATGCTTTGCATTATACATTTAGACCAGAAGAACCAGCCTTAGCACCTCCAGATGGTTTAATTAAAGCCCTTTTACCCTGTACTTTAAGATCCCCAGGTTGATCATCAGGGCTACCCAATACGATATCTTCTGCTTCTGTTTCAATAGTTCTTTCCGGTCTGCTTGCCGGATCTGCTACACTTGGACTTGATCCCATTATTCATCTCCTTTAAATTGTAGGTTAAAACATCTACCACCCGGTCCAAAACCGAGTGATCTATACATATTAACAGCAGGTGCATCATCTTGTATACCAGAGTTAGCACCGCATTGAACACCTTTACAACCACAAGCTTGACACCAATCAAGGAACATCTTAACCATTGACTTGGCGATATTATTACCACGGAACTTAGGTCTCACATACAAGAATACATCATGACCTACTGGATCATCTGACCATATCTGTCCTGTAATACAACCCCAAAGAAACCCAAGTATTTCGTTATCTTCACCGACTGCCATGAAGATATTATGATCCTTATTTCTTATTGCAGCCATTGCACTTTTCATTACTTTCTCTGAGCTATATGTGAAATTAGTCCACCTGCTAATTTCAGAGAAGTATTCTTCACCTACAGTAATCAGTCGCATAAGATCAAGATCACAGGCTATCCTTGTTATATACTGCATGTATCCTCCTTCTTAAATCCTCAAGAACTACATTACGAATCATATCAGCATGACAAGCTGTATGCCCTAACTTACTTGGTTCTAACATTCTCATTAAGAAATCATAGACATCAGGTGTGAGCCTTGGGATACTTGAGCCATTCTTCTTCGTTGTAGTAATCATCCTTGCTGGACTCTGAGTTAATGTACTTAGCTTCTTTTTCATTTATATCTCTTATAACCTCTCTTACTTGTTCTATATTAATACCATAGTGATTAGCTTCATTTCTCAATGCAAAGGATATCTCTTCTCCTTCATCTAATGCAGATATAAGCTTTGATATAAGCAACATCTTAGACATATTAGACATCTGGAACCTCCTTATCAAAACGTAACTCTCCAACTTTAGGTAAACGTAATAATCCTTTACTGGATCTTTGTAGTGCGTATACACGAAAAATCTTACCAACCGGATCATTAGGATTAGTACCTACATTATCCATTTGACTATCTGTATAAGCAGAAAACATAGCAGAAGCATCTACATGAGTCCATCCCTTACCAAGCATAGCTTTGATCTGTTTTCCATCTTCCCATTTAAAGATAAGGTTAGCTATCTTTCCTTTATATTTTCCAGTACCCTCCTCTACTCCAATACAAAGAAGATCAAAATCTACACCTCGTACAATTTTCATTTGCTTATTACCCCTATGTCCTGCTTTCCAAGTACACTCCCTTTTAATTACTACTCCCTCTTCTCCATTAGCAATATGATACTGTGCAAAATCTTTTATATCATCAATATGAAGAAGTGAGACATCAAGCAAATTAAAGACAGGAGGTAGCTTAGCCTTAAGGTAACGGTATCTCCAATCATAGGTTGTATCAGATTCACCACTGATAAAGTCATCTATAGTTAGATAATCATGATAGTAAAGCTGGGATCTAAGCATATAATTATACTGATCTTTACTTAAAAGTCGCTTCCGGTTAGGGTTAAATATACCAGACAGTTCTTCAAGACTACAGCTATCACAACAAAGCTCAGCTATATAGACACCATCTCTCAACTCATCTCCCCATAGCTCAAGTTGGTGAATAAGTGCATAAGTATTAGTCAGCTCTGAACCAGTTCTTGAAAAGAATTTAAAGTCTTTACCCTTTTTAAGTACATGACAGAATATACCATCCTTCTTAATCTGTCCACAATAGATGCCTCTTCTTGGTTTTTTGGAGTCAGGTACTTCATCAAAGTGTTTGACCTTCATTGCCACCTTATCCTTACTACGGTGATTAGAAGGAAGACCAAGTGCTTCAAATATATTCATTAGTTTCTCCTTTTAATTATTGTATAGCACCACAGCCAGCGCACATGTAGTATCCAAATTCAGGAATCCACTCCCATTCAGAATCAACACCATCTTTTATGCACTGGCACTCAATACCTTCAACATCATACCAAGGTTTATAGTTATCTTCAACATCATACCAAGGTTTATAGTTATCTTCATACATAATATATCCTTGTCTAACAGTGTTAGTCTGTTTCAATTAACTGACGAATACGCTCTTTAGCAACATGAATAACCTTCTCATACTTTTCGATAGAATCTTCACCTGCCTTAGTTCTTAATATACGTTTAATGATATCAGCATCCCATGGGTTAAGATCGTACTCTAACCATATATCCCAAGGTTGTATAGTTTTAGTTGCATAATTGGATAAACCAATATTATAAGATCTAACATCTTTACTTTCTTTCACTGTGCCTCCTTATAATTATCATTTAAAAGGTATGAATCTCATACTGTCAGGTGCATAGACTATACCACAACCTAAAGACATTTCAGTCTTAAATATATTCTTAGCATACCTGGCTTGATACTTATCTTTATCTATTAATGCACCTACGTTCATTCCAGCAAATCTTGTCCTTGCTTGAACTATATCAAAGACAGCAGCATGAGCATGAGTATGTCCTTGAACATAAGCTGATCCTAATTTCAAAGCTGTGTTCTTAGCACCATACATACCTGAACTACCTACTCCATGTTCATAGATTACTTTATCTACATCCCATCTTGTTCGCCATCTCCACTCAGAAGGTAGATCATACACATCATTAATCTTTTTCAAATAGATATCTTCTGGTAGTCCAACAATTTTAGCTGCCCTTACATTACGTTCATCATGATTACCAGAGCAAAGCTTCATCTTTGGAAACGCTTTAACCCATCTCATAAGTTCAAGCTTTGCTTTTCTCCATTCATCAATTGGGTTATCTGCATCAAGCTCATTATTATGGAAACTAATATAATGATGATCTACCAAATCACCTATACAAATTACATCTGTTACTCTATGATCACTGAACGTATCTCTAATAAATTCTAAGGCATAGGATACCTGCCCTGGAATATGTAAATCAGGTATCACACCAATAATCTTTTCCATATAACCTCCTTTACTTAAATACCACACACACCTCCTGAACACTTCTCTTCTGTTTCATCAAAGACTACACCTGACAGTTTCTTTGCAGCATTATAAGATACAGCCGTTAATGGCTGTCCACCTCTACTACCATCTGGATAGCAAGTCATACCACGCAAAGCAGGTGCATGTTTCAATAGCATATCTCCAAACCACTCCGGTGTAAATTCTTGCTCTTCAAATGCTGGCAGATTAAGAGTGCTTGAGATAGCCATATCAACATACTTCTGTACTTCTACTTGGAATTTAATCCTTCTTTCAGGATCGCTGGCAAGAGTACTGGAGGTCTCAATAGAATCAGGATCTAAATCATACTCTCTAATCATACGATCCGCTGTTGCATCTATCACATATTCATAATTCCACTTTGTACCATTCGTAAGATAACGACGTTTATAAGCTATAGCAAAGAGTGGTTCAATTCCAGTTGTTGTGCTTGCAAGAATACCTATAGTACCAGTAGGCGCAATTGCTCTATACTTCTTAGGTCTATTGATATTAAGCTTATCACTAATCTTATTAGCTCCAGCTTCACCTGCACCTACATAAGTAGTAAGCCACTCTTCAAGTTCTGGATTCATCTCATAACGATAGTTATTCTTTAACAACCATTCGTGCATACCCATTAATCCAAGGCCTATCTTTCGGTTCTTCTCTCTGGTCTCAATGACTTTATCATAAGGTAGTTCAGCTCTATATCCACCACAAACTAAGAACTTAGATGCAAGATAACATACTCTTGCAAACTCAATTCTACTTTCAATGTTACCCATATTAACTGAACCTAAGTTACAGACATCACTGTCTTCTTCCGATGTAAATTCGGTACAAGCATTTCTTAGTGTGTCATTCTTATTATCACCAAGATTAATAGACATACCAGGCTCAGCCGTTGATAGCATCTGCAATATATTATGCTTCCATACTTCTTTTGCTTGTGCATCTCCTGCCTTAATAGCAGTAAAGAAATCATCATCATAGTTAACAGAAATGTTAGTCATATCCAGTCTGGCAGGGAAGTTAAAGTCTTGAGCCTTCATCTCTTTTACTGTATCAGACCAATCCTTGGCATGAATAAAATCCATAATATCAGGATGCTTCCAGCTAAGTGAAGCATACATAGCGGATCTTCTTGAACCTCCTTGCATTACATTCCTTCCTACCTCATTAATAACTTCCATTAGATTAATAGGACCAGATGCAATGCCTCCGGTTCTGCTTAGTAATGCCCCCTTCCCACGCAATAGACTATAATCAACACCAATACCACCACCAGACATAAGGCAAGACATAGCGTTATGGGTTAGTCTGGCCCACTCTTCTCTCGTATCTTCTTCTGCTCCAAGACAAAAACAATTATTATAGAAGCTTGCTTCATGTCCTGCATAGTATAGGTATCTTCCAGCCGGTATGAACTTCATAGTGTATACTATGTCAATCAGTTCAAGAATCTCTGACTCACTCAAGAGTCCTTCACATACCTCCCTTACCAGAACTTCTGCCTCTGCTTCCCATGTTGGTGTGTTAGGGTTAGCATACTTTGCATCAAAGATATTCTTAGCAAAAGAAGTTTTCCATATAGACTCTGTCAAGCTAAACCTCCTTCCAATGTTTAATTAATTTCTGTTTACCACACATCTTATCTTCATAGCAAACACCTGATCTATATACACATTCTGGAACTAATAATCTTTCCAGATCTGGATCAACAATACCTATCTTTCTCTTTATCTCTAACATAATCTTTACAGTTTCTATATGAGACTTAAAGCATAATCGTTTCCTTGCAATGTTTATGAGTGCTTGAGCATTACATAGTATACCATGATTAGTTGGAGTCCACCTATTCGGATTATTAATATTAACCTTATCATCTCTTTGAGTCTTGCAATAGTGACCGATGATACCGATATTGTGCCTGACAAAATGAGTGCTGACAAAAGTAGGAATATTGTACATACTGAGCTTAAACAACTGAGTACGCATAGGAGAGTGTTCATTACGATAGATGCGATCTAAAGTCATATGCGTTTCTGCATCTATAGTCATACTGCAAGCCCACTGCATTAGATCAATACCTGTTAGCTTTTCAACCTCTATCTTACTTTTCATTAAAAGCCAAGCCTATCTAATTCTTCTTGAATAAGAACAGCAGGATCTGCATGATCAGTATTCTTTACAACCTTTCCATTTTCTTTCTTTGTACCTTTCAAATTATTACAACTAACTACAAAGGAAGATGCCATCTTTATTAATCCACTTACTTCATTATAGTTTTCACCAAGCATACTGCATAGGTGTTCCTGCATATCCAACAAAACTACGTTAGCCCACTCTAATATCTCCTTATATTTCCTAAAGATATTAATCTGATCGCTATAAGACTCTGCAATATAACTACCAAACTTTGCCTGAGTACCATCAAGGACAAAGATGAAGTCAGCATATTCAGCCAGCATATGACTAAGAGTTTCTGCATTATAAAACTCCTTTGCTTCTTCACTCAACATACTTACTTCCAGCCCAGGGTTAAAAGTATCAAGCAATCCTCTATCACGATTCCATTTAACAGTCAAAGCTTTACGCATTCTTTCTTGCCCTCCTTCTCTTTGCATTATAAGCTACTCGTTTCTCAGCAGCAGTCTTATGATTATAATAAATTATATTTGTTTGAGCTTCACTATATAGTTCCCAAAAGTTAATAAGCCTTTGCGCTGTCTTCATAACCTCACTCATGGAAGTAGCTTTACCCCATCGTTGGATGGTCTTCATAACAGAACCTTCTACCTTATTGCAGCCCCTATGAACTACTGCTCTAACATAACCAGTCTTATGATCATGATCAATCACTTGATTAACTGTCTTTGTTCTTGTTAAATCCTTTCCACAAATAGGGCAGATACCATTCTGTTTATTTAGAAGCATTCTCCTTACACTTGGTATCTCTTTTCTTTTCATCTTAATTGGTTTCATAAAGGATAAGATCCTTTCTCCTTAGTAGGTGGCTGCCATAACTCAAACTTCTCTGTCTGCATCCAAGCTAACTGAGCTTGTTCTATTAGCATATCTAAAGCTTTATCTTTATTTATATAATATTGAGTATAAGCTTTAAGAACACGACAATACATATCATATTCAGTCTTTGCACCTTCAAGTATTTCATAGGCTCTCTTAGGTCCAGACCCTGGAATCCCTGGATAGTTATCTACAGAGTCTCCCATAATGATTTGAGCATAAAAGAATAATAGACCAGCTCCTTTAAGCTTAGTTATATTATTCTTAATCTTTGTTCCTACCTGTACCCGCTTATATTTTCCTTCACCCTTCCGTGGACCACGGGTAATAGTGTCTTGTTCCTGCGCCTTGGCTTTATCATCAAGGCAATACCAAGTATACTCTCTCTCCCATCCACTGTCTTCACACACCACTTCAAAATGAGAAACTGGATGAAGACTGCAAGGACGAAAAGTGAATAAGTCTCTTGGATCAAGTTCCTTGCCGTCAAACAAAGGCCAATACTCATAAGCATTAACCTCAACCTCTTTGTACTTAGGATCAAGCCAACCTATTCTGTCTACCCATATCTCATTATCTTTATTGGTTAATTTGCCTACTGAATTATGTAAACCAGGAATCATATTTAAATCTTTATCTTGAGATAAGATGCAAAAGCCAGAGAACTTTCGATGCATATCACTAAATAGATTTTCTACTCCATTCTCTTTAGCAAAGATCTTATGTCTTCTCCAAGCTTCAATACTTATTTCATCATCTGCCTCACACAGGTTAGATAGTTTAGCTGAATGATATGATCTAATCCAACTCTTAATTTCTTTAAAGAATGGAGGCTTATCTAACTTACGCTGTCCTTTATATTTTTTAAGTGTACCAACTTCTAATCTAAAGTTCTTAAAGCTATCAGTAAGATAGAATAATGCAGCATCACAACCAGCTACGGAAAGGGTTGAATTAATTATATGACTGACATGATTTATCTTTGCCTTCCAAATGCTGGTATCATATGGAGACTTTGCTCTCTTAAAAGAAAGATACTCTTGCTCAGTGCTGGTATATCCAACCAAATAAGGTATAGTATCTGCATCAAATAGTCCTACCAGCTCTCCATCTGTAGGCCACCTCTTAGTCTCTGAGTGATCCGAGGCTATCATGAGATTAGGATCTACTCCATAATCAAAATTCATACACCTCCTTTAGTCTAACACTGTTAGACTATTTAATGTAAGAAAAGAACCCCATCCAAATTAATGGATGGGGCTATGTTACTTCTCTACTCTAATCAATAAAGTCTAACCATTCCTGCTCTTGCATATGAAGAAGTTACAACTTCATTTTTGCTGAAAGTCTTATTGCTCTTTCAAGAAAGTAAAAGACTGCTCTTGCATATGAAGCTGGTACTTCTTCATTTGCTAAAAGTCTTCTGCTTCTTCTTCTTCTGGTTCAGAATCAGCAACAGCTTCATATGCAAGAAAGTCAATGATAACATTAATCTTGCCTCTTGCCATCTTTGATTCAATATCAATTTCACGAGAAACACAATAAGCCTCTGCTCGTTCAAGAAAAGCAGAAGACTGCTCTTCCATAATTGCAGCGGATTCAGCTTCTCCCTTGTTTGCAAATAGTTTAATCTTGTCATTCACTCTTGTTGCGAACTGTCCGAATACTTCAATAACTTCTGCCATAGCAGTTAACCTCCAAATTTAAATTATTATTATCTTGCTCTATCTATACTGGTCCCTAATTAAAATTCTTCTTCTTCATTTAGATCAGGGTCTTTCTTCTCTATAATCTCTTTGGCTTTACTCTTAGTCTCTTCTGCATCTTCCTTCTTCTTTCTAACCGCAAACTCTGGATTATCTTCTCTTATATTATTAATAATCTTTTCAGCTTTTGATCCCTTATAATTCTCTGACTTCATTAGCACCATATTAACTTCACGGATAGGATTAAGCTCAAGCACTGCTTCCTTTGTAAGCTTATCAAAAGGAACATGACCTACTCCTTCCAAGATAAGTGGGTCCATCATAGCAGCAAACTTCTTAGGCAATCCAGAAACTCCACCAAAATTAATAAACTTAGGTGTTCCATCTTCATTCTTATCTTTGCTACCCTTGCAAGTAACTGTACAAGCAGCTCCAATAATATCATCAAAACCTTTCGCTTTCTTTTCTGGATCTAATGCTGCAAGAAACTTAGTACAAAATGCCCGGTCTCCTTTCTTTAGTGGAAAGGATTTAGAAATAGTAAGTGGTGTGACAGTATCATCTTCAAAGTCATCATCTTCTTTCAATTCAAAGATAGCAATAACCTGGGGAAATGGTTTCTTCTTTTCACCTTTGAACTCTTCCCTATACATGCCTACATGAATCAGACTCCTAAGCCTTGCTGAGTGATCACCCTCTGTTGGATTCTTAAAATCTATTCCTGGTTCTTTAATCTCTTCTTTCGTTCCATAATCAAAATCATCATACGCCATAGTGTTCTCCTTTTACTGTTAGTCTCTTATCTATACTGGTCCCTAATTATTTATAAATAGGCTTAGACTCTATTGTTATAGCCTTCATTAAGTCTCTCTTCTTAATACGAATATACCCTGGATTAGATCCCTGCTCCTTTAATACAATAAACTTCCAAGTCTTTGATACTATAAAACAAGGACCTAAAGATGCAGCATTAGTTAAGATGATATCCTTAAAAGACACACCTACGACCCAAGTAGGTTTATTGCTTGTCTTATTTCTTATCTCAATATAGATACCAGCTAAGGCATCCAAAAGTAAAGGTGCAAAGAATGGAATTATTACTGCCGTTGTAATAGCAGATATAATATAAGTTATTGTCATAAGCCTCCTTTAATGTGTGTCTGCCCAACTGTCACCAATCATGTACTCTCCTGCGGTTGGGCATCTTAGTCCTAAGTGTTTACCCGCCCACTCAAGTGCTTTACAATACTGCTCCCCAAGTGGATGATACAGACGCTGTATAGTATAGGTTAATCTTTCATCATCTTCCATCTCTCCTATGATCTTTGGTGCTGAGAACATACGACCAGCTTCATCATAATATATTCTCTTCTCTTCATCTTTCCAGTCTTGGATAGGTATCTGGTATGTGACTTCTTCTACTTCACACTCTTCAACTTCACCTTGAAATTCATCGTGCATATGCACAACAATAGGAAAAGAATTAATATCATTAATGATTCCAAGTCTTGCACACTCATCTTCTGCATGAATATGCGCCCACTTCATAACTAAACTACCTGTCATTTGAAGTAGTAAATTCAAAGCAGTATGCAATAGCAAAGAACCACCTTTTGATCTTATCCTACCCCAGCGACCATCGACTGCAAGTAGATAACCAAACTTCTTACCTGCCTTCTCTACTCTTTCAAGTAGATCTGTAAGCTGAGGTAGCTCTCTCTTGAACTTAGATACTGCAACTTCTACTGTGTGCATATCAAGTCCAAGCTGTCTTGCAAGATTAGGTATACCAGACCCGTAAAGGAAAGCATAGATAAAAGTCTTAGCATAATCTCTCTTAGATAATCCAGCTAAGGTTTGATTATGTGTATGTATATCACCATGCAGTATGATCTTCTGATAGTCTGGATCATTCATGAAATGAGCTAACATTCTAAGCTCTAAACCAGATGCGTCACAACCAAGCATCATCTTTCCAGGTCCTGCTATAAATATCTTCCGCATCTCTTTACCATATAAACCACGGGAAGGTATATTCACAACAACCTTATGACGCATCCTAAATGTATTAGTAGCTGCATGGAATGCTTTTGCTGGAACCCTCCAGTGTCCCTCAGTAGGCCAGTGTCCTTCTTCTGCATAGAAAGATTGAGCATTATGCTTATACCAAATAGACTCTTCATCAAAGTTAACTGCATTAGCTAATAGACCACGACATTCATTCTTACCACTGGCTTGTCTCGGCCAGCATTTATTCTTATCAAAGTATGCAGTGTCTTTCTTATTAAGAATTTGATTACGACGTGAGTTAATAACATACCATTCAGCAATACCTTTACACCAATCAGGTATACTTGAACCTGACTCTTCCCAGGCTTCAATGCTATCTGAATCTATTTTACCTGACCAAGGATATGGTAACTCTCCATTATTGTCTTCAATATAAGCCAGCTCTGTGTCATTGTAGTTAACCCCTTTCCATCCAAACTTATACAGCAATTGTTTAACCTGATCTCTATTACCTAATGGTATATCTTCCCATACAATGGGAGTAAAGGGACCATGAACTGGTAAATCTTCTGGACTAAATTCATGCTCAAATCCTCTTGCTTTAGGTATATACTTTGTAACATTCTTGAGATATTCTCCCTTTGCTGTTACAAGCTTCCAATAAGTAGTAGCATAAGATGCTTTGTAGTCACCTATCTCTAAGTCTTGTTCATATTGTAAGCTGGTCTTAACATCTACTGCATCTGATACTTTATTTACAAGACCTTGAATCTGAACTTGAGTTAGTTTCTTTTTCTTTATACGCTTAGGCATATTCGGTCTGAAAGCTTTCTCAACTGACAGTATTTTATCATCCATCTCAACTAATAGTTCATTCATTAGATTGACATCTACTGCAAAGGCCCGCTGTTCTTGTCTTGCAATTGAGAAAGCCATCCGTAGTTCACAGAAATAAGCATTCCTAATATCAAGGCCTGTCATTTTGTTAGGCCTTGATAGCTGCTCTCTCCACTCTGGAACAAGAAGTGATCTAAACATAGATTCACCTATCTCAACGTCCTCTATACACCTATGAATCATATCACCAGTTAAACAAGACCAGTCTTCATGATGCGGTTTGAATCTGCCCATACGGATGCCGTGTGATTCAATTGTATGTGGTCCCGGTAATTTGATACCCATACTATACACTTCACCTGGAAGCTGTCTCTCTGGGTTAAGAACACGGCTCATTACCACTGTATCCATCGTCTTATATGGCATGATATCAGAATACTTTGCATTGACTCTTACTTCAAAGTGATTGCGCTTGAATGAGCCGTATGCTTTCTCAATTGCAAGGGCATCAAAGCCCGAAATATTGTGCATAATAAGCACTTCACAGGATCTGAGTAGTTCAACCCCATCCTGAATAGAACCAGCCTTAAATGAAGTGTCAGCATCATAATCATCCATCCATACTGGATTGATCCGCATATCAAAGTCATCAAAGAAAGTAAAGACTTCACCAGTCTCATAATCCTTAGCAACTATTACATGAATCTCATTCTCATATCCCTTCATATCCCATAATAAACCGATAGTCTCTATGTCAGCCGTTATGATTCTACCTTTACCATTCATATTAATTCTCCCAGGTGACGCATTCTATTCCAACAAAGTTAATAAGATTTCTACAATCAAAACAAGGATCATATACTTCATCTTTGAAATAAAAGTTAGAACAATAACAGCAAGGTGAAGAGTCCGCTATAACAAGGATACCTTTGAAGTTTTCATTGCCAAGAATATCTTTTTGTTCTTTGGTTAACTCAGTAATCATATCTAATCTCCTTCTGTCTAACAGTGTTAGACTATTAATTTGAATCAGCTATTAGATTAAGGCCAGTTAATCTATCTTGTACGATGCAGATGTAAGCAAGAGAATCACCAATAGTTACGGTCTCCAACTCATAACCATCTATAGGCTTGCTGGTTGTAATAGAACCAACAACAGAATGATCCTCTCCTGATATAATAAATATAGTTTTCATTAAGTCTCCTTATTTATATTAACTCAAGTCTTTCTTATCTATACTGGTCCCTTAATCAAGGTAAACACCTTCAATAATTCCATTGCACATACACCTTTGTTCTGTTATGTAGGTTAGGTCATCATTAACTTGCATCCAGAATGTATCACCACGAGAACCATCCAGCCTGACCCTTGTTCCTACAAAATTAGAAACTCTGATATACAGGGAAACGAAGTCATCTCCTTGACCCCAAGCATGAAGCTCAAACCTACCACCAATTGAAACAAGATCGGTATGATTGATCCAAGGCAATGGAGTAAAATCATAATCTACACTATTAATCGTTACACCAACACGCATACCATTAGCTAAACTAACACCTCCATTGTTACCCCAGCCAGCGGCATCAAGAGTTTTTGAATCCCTTATGATAAACATAAAGTTAGCCATACTCCATATCTGAGTAGAGGGTACAGGCAAGAAGAACTTAACAGGAGTAACTGAACCATCTACTGCCATGTTTCTTGTAGTCCTATCATAAGGAGGTCCATTGTATAGACTTGTAAAGAATGGCATTAACTGTGGCCCTTCTTCTCCCGACTTGATTATCTGTTCATATGGAAAGACATCTTTAGTTCCGGCTGCTTCATAGAACTGTTTCCTTGATTCACCCTCTATCATTCTTAATGACATACTACATCTCCTTTAGATTAAAAGTCTGTCTCTTCTTGTTTATCTACTCCATAGTCAAATCCTTTTCTGTCTTCATTTGGTTTCTTATCTGTGCTAATTAATCTTCCAGTCTTAAAATCAAATGAAGCATACACCCTTGTTCCAACCTTATAGCCTACATCCCTGTTCTTAATACAGTGAAAACAAGTTAAGCATCTCTCTTCCATTGTCTCAGCAATAGTATTTCTTTCAATACCTATAACAGCATTAGCCCAGAATGTTATAGAACCAGACCCTCTAAAGTCACTGATCTGTACCGCACCTCCTGCTTCATGAGCTTTCCTTTCACCATATGGTCTTTTAAGATGCGACAGTAGTATGAGACTAACAGGCTGTTCATCCTTAAAAGTTCCAAGTCTCTTCATAGTAGTATCTATAGCTTGAACTGAACCAGCTCTACCTTCTTTCTGATTGTGTTCAAAGGCTGTTAAATTATCAATGATAAAGTGCTTATAACCTAAAGCTAAAGCTTCTTCACAAACCTCAAGTACAGAATCAACATCCTTTCTTCCTTCCAGGTCTCCTATCATTAACATATTATCGTCACATATTTTATCTATTGCTGCATCTGCTTGCTCCTTTGTATAATCACGCATTGATGTATAGTCTGGATCATCTGGATCATTAAGAGGTGGAGCTGTTAAATCCTTACCAATTAATTCACCAGCAAAAGACCGAACTGTTTTCTCTGCTTGTTCTTCAAGATAGATAACAACCACGGGTTCTTTATGTTTATTAATAAGATGATCAACGATTGTCTTAGTTGTCTTAGTTTTTCCAACACCAGTGCCAGCACCAAAGACATACAGGCTATGCTCTCGTATGCCATAAGTTACTGCATCTAATTCAGGCCAAGGCCAAGACAGCCCCATTACAGGTTGTTCCTTTGCTTTATCTCTGTACTTACTTGCACCTGCTACGACTCCACCCTCAAAAGGATCTACTGGATTCCACCAAGAATCGACAAACTCTTTCTCCTTCCCTTGCATAAGACAATCATTAGGATCTTTGCATGTACTTGGCAGTGACAGCTTAAAAGCTTTAGAACGAAATAACTTAGCTACACCTCTTGTAAGTTTATGACCAACTTCATCATCATCAAAGCATAGTATTATCTTCTTGAATTTATTAATCTCTTCCTTCTGATCTATAATCTCTTGAAGCGCACACTCTCCCTTATTAGGAGACCATACATGGAAAGGAATATCCTCCCACTTAGTACCCTTCCTTGACTCTTGAAGCATTTGCTGAGATGCCATAGCATCACATTCCCCTCCAACAAGTAAGAGAGTATCCTTTCTGCCTCCCCTGCTTAGTATCTCAGACATAGTTATCTGACCAAACAGTAGTCCTTTACCCCACAACCAACCTAAGTGTCCATATCTAAAGTCTTTGGGTAGAGTTCTACATTTAGCTCCCTTCCAATTACCTGACCTGTCATACTGTGGATATAAGTGCTTGTCAACCTTTGCATCCTGGTCGTGTCCAACCCTAACGTCATAGAACTTGGCAATTTCTCCTTTAATATGTCTTGTAACCAAGTTCTTAATCTTGAGTCGCTTGAAGTATTCATAGTCTAATTCCTTCTCCTTGAGCATATGCTGCCGTTCTTCTTTTGTTGATACATCCCATCTATCCTGACCTCTCATACCTGAAAGGGCAAGATGCCGGAGAGCAGAGCTGTCTAACTTACCCTCCTTGCATAACTCTTTGAACTGCTCTATACTATACTTTATGTTTCCATTAATTTCCATATCAAGTATAGGATCGTCTGAATCAGGTGCAATATAATAAGTCTGATTATTCTTATGCCAATGCACTCTATTACAGAAACGACCACCATCTGAGAAGACCATTAAGTTGGTCCCCCTCTGATCATGTCCTGTCTCCTGACACATAGGACAAGGCTGGTTCATTACTATCATGTTATTCTCCTGAGTCTAACAGTGTTAGACTTTTGTTAATGCCTTTAGAAAGGCTTGAATATCACTCATAGGAGTTGAATCTTCCTGTCTAACACTGTTAGACTCTTTGTATTCTCCATGCTTGATTGCCCGTTCTATTCTACGATTCCGTCTTATTAGTTTCTTATCCTTTGACTTGCTGGTCTTTAAACCTTTTACCTTGCGTGACTTAATAGGGATAACAGAACTAATCTGCATGTCTAACCTCCTTCTTATTACAGTAATCACCAGGCTCTACATAAAACTTCTCAGAACAAGAGTCTCGATGCAAACAACCCATACAGGTATTTAATCTTATATTATAGTTGCAAACAACTTCATGATGCCTAATACTTTCTACTCTAATTGATTCTGACATACTTAAACTCCTTGATAGTTGATAATGATTCTTGTTACTTCTTATACTATACTCTCTTATACTACTTATACTACTATAACTACTATACTCTCTTGTTATTTCTTTTCTCTCTCTTTCTCTCTATCCTATACTGGTCCCTAAATAAATAACAAGAAAACAAGAAGTAGTTTTACCTTGTACCGCTATAACTTATCTAATATTTCTTAGTTACCTTAACTACTATTCTCTCTCTCTTATCTATACTGGTTCTTAATTAAGAATATGATCTTAACTTGTACTTACTCTTTACATTCCATGTTTCTGCATCTTAATTCTTCATACTCCCAGTCATATACTGGTCCCTAAATAAATAACAAGAAAACCCTGACCTAATTAAAGGCCAGGGCTTGAAGTTAGTTACTGTTAAGCTAATTAACCAAAGGCATAATCAGACTCAAGTACCATTTTTATATCAAGATCACCTGTATTTGGTACTTGAATATCTATCTCTTCCAATAAAATAGCTTCATTATATTCAAGTAACTGTTTAAGTACATCATTATCATTGTACATTTTAACAAATGTTTCCCTAAGTAATATCCTTAGTTTAGGTGTATCACAAGCATGAGTCCCAAAATCATCATGAACAACTGCTATTCCGCTAAAACCTGCATCTTCAAAAGCATTAACAGCTAAGGTCAAGTGACTTGCATCCATACTGTGTACAAAATTAGGAGAACTTGAGCTTTTCATTTTGTTTAAGTCTAATGTCATAGTCTCTTCTGAAACAGAAAACCTGGTATTACCTAAGAGTTGGGTTTTAATTCTCCTTGCCTTACATTCAAATTCTTTTTGTTCAACTATAAATCCAGTTGGTGTTTCCCATTCTACATGACTTCCTGCTTTTGTCATATAACTGGATACATCTTTAATAAATTGCATAGCATCTACCGCCGAAGTTACTGTCTCATTCAGAGCTTCCCATATCATTTTAGCGCATACTGTTTGAGCAATCTTTAAACTGATTCCTTCTTCACCATAAGATGCAAAAGAATGAACCTTGATAGGCTCTCTCTTTTCTGCTTTAGCTTGTTTGTTCTCTTTTTCTTGTAGTTCCATAAAGTAATTTAAGGTGGTATCCATGCACCTAATAAAGGTAGAGCCATACGTTTTAGTCATAACAGGTGGCTTGGTTAAACTTCTATTTATACCATTTTTAATTGACAGTAATGAACTTGCAATTTCTTTTAATGTAGCAGGGCTGATAGGTGTATTATTGTCCTTTACTTCAAACTTAGTCTGTCCAGTCTCAGCTATTTCCTTTAATTTCACTATAACAAGATCAGAAACTTGTTTATATATATCCTTTGGTTTATTTCCTGGTACTAAGTTAACGGCTGAACCACCAATTAAATCACGAAGCATTGCTGAATAGTGTTGCAAACCAGAGCATGAACCATCTTGAGAACAAGCAATATAAGATATAAAGTTAGCTTCATCCTTTTCACTATCAATCCAATCAGCAAGTGCAGCCCACTCAAAACACCAGTTAAGGAACTGCCAGGGTTTATCAGCACCAGCCCATGCTGTATTAGTAAGTGGATCAACTACAAAGTCTCTTATATCATCTGTCATATCTTCAATGAACTGAACTCTTTCATCGAATGTACACTTATCATTCCCAAACTTACCAGCACCATGTACTGCTAACCAGTACTTACCATCTTTACCTAATGCTTTACCTTTAGCAAATCTAATTAAACCCTTCTGAAAATCATCACCTTGTGGAGAGATAGTATCAGACTTAGCATAAAATCTACCCCTTGAGTCCAGTGTATACACAAAGTAAAACTTATCAAAGTCTTTGTACATATCCGCTGTACTTAGTGTGCTATGAAAAGATATATATTTAGCTTTTCTTGTATTATCTGCTTGATATATACTTGTTGCTTCCCTTCTCCAATCAATAAAGTCTGACCATTCCTGTTCTGTTAAAACTCTTTGTAGTTCCTTACCTTTAAAGTCTGAAAATTCAGTAGGTACAGGACATGCTGGTATTTGGTAAGGCTCTCTTTGTGGCATAGCTAAGTCAATACCTAATGCCTGAATATCCTTAGCAACTCCAAGCACATCCTTAGCTATGCACCAGGGTATACTTTGCAGTGTATTAACAGCTTTATAAACCAAAGGCATTTGCTTTTTAGTTAATTTTCTTAATTGAGACTTTCTACACTTAACAAGCGGTAACGTTTCACTAATCTCCGGTATATGATAACCACCATTCACTGGACTAATCCAATCTTTTGGTTGAATAACGCATGGTCTATAAGCTGGAGCTTGTTCTTGCATTATAACTTTATATTCATCTATCCAACTACATACTGTATTAGTAGGAACAAGTCTTGTAACTTCACTATATTTATTTGTTCCTTTCTTTTTAAAACTGTTAATCTTCTTAAATACAGGCTGCCCTTCAAATGTAATATTATCCAGTATGATAGTAATAAGCATTGAACCAATATGTATATGAGCGTCTATACCCCATGGTTCCCATCTTGTAATTGGTTTAAAATCTTTAGTCTCTTTAGATAGTTTTCTTTCACCAGCCATTAAAGCTTTTTTCTTGTGATCATAAGATTTTGATCTTGCTTTATTATATGTTTTTTTTATCTTTGTAACATAAGCTTTTGAATGTTTTTCTAAGGCTTCAAATCTCACTTGATCTTCAATCTTTTGTCCTATCTTAATGATAATAGCATCTAAGTTAGTCTCTTTAACAGACTGGTCTATCGCTGTCTTTAAGGCAATAAAACTGGCTATTTCTGGTTTAACCAGTTTAATATAAGCAAGGGCTTTTACTGGCTTCCCTCTTCTACCAGTATAGTATTTAATATAAGCCTGGATAGCATCTGACATAGGTTCAATTAAGTTGTTTATGATACGTTTATTCCATTGTGTTTCTGAGCTTGAACCTTTCTTTATAGCATTATCATTCTTTTTATGAAAGCGCTCAGTTCCTGCCAGCTTCATACCTATTTCAAGTTTTACTTGAAGTTCTGTTAGTTCTTCAATAGTTTTCATTGCTATCCTTTATTAGTATCTTAATAGATTATAGCCCGATAAAGTGTACCGGGCTATTAATAATCATAACTTATCTTTCCATAAAAACTACATCGGCAGCACCAGCCGTCCAGTTTGCTTCTCTTCTTACTTCTTTAAACCCATGTCTTTCATAGAAAGAAACAAGATAACCATCAAAACAATCTAAGTTATTAGCTCCCAGTATAACAGCGTTAGACAATATCTTATCACCATTACCTTTAATAGCTGAGAAGACACTTGTTAGTTCACCGGATAGACTAACAGCAAATCCCATAAAAGCAGGATTACCGGATAAGTAATAGCTTGCAGTATCATCTTTAATTTCATTCCATGCAGTAGTATTATCTCTTATCACTTTATAGTTTTCCTGTACAAACTTTAAAGCTTCAATAAATTCATTCTTTGATACTTTTCTAAAGTCTTTCATGATAATTCCTTTATTAAACTGATAGTATTGTAATGATTATAAGGTTAACTAAAGCCAAAGCTGCTAAGTTAATCCAGTAACTGATACCTCGTTGTTGTTGTAATTGCTCAAGCTGTACAGGTTCAGGTTGTTCAAGTATCTGCATTAGCTTATCAGGATAAAGTCTTCCTATAATATCTAAGTATTCATCCATTTTATTTTCCTTTAAAGCTTTAAGGGCTTAGCATAAACTAAGCCCTGGTTATAATTATTTAAGTTTCAGAGCTTTAATCATAGCATCCTTAGCAGCTTTTAAGGCCTTAGCTCCTTTAGGACACGTTTTAGCATTAAAGATGATTGCCATAGTTCTGTATCTTTCATTGATCTTGCTTGCCGTTGCTGTCTCTTCAATACCTAATACAAGGTTAGGCTTATTTGCTTCAAACTGAGGTAAGTACACTGTATTAGCTACTTCCTTCTTAGGTGCTGCTTTTTCAGCTAACTTACTTTCCAGTTCAGATATCTTCTTTAAGAGTTTAACATTCTGTTTAATAAGCTTATCAAGCTGATTTTCTGTATCAGTTTCGGAACCAGTATTAGGGCTGAGATTGGAAGCAGCATTAGAAGATGCAGTATCAGAGTTGGTAGTAGAAGATGCAGTATCTTTTATAGTATCTTTCATTACCTTAGTAATAGGATCTGACTTATCTTTAATAGTTGGAAGTGCTGGAACAGAAACCTGTTTAATAGTTGCAGGTTTAGCAGTAGCAAGAAGGGCATTAACAGCCTTAGTAGTTAGTTTACCCTTAATTGCTAAGTCTTTGGCTTCTTCTTCAATCTTACTAAAGACCTCTTTAGATGCGTGAACCAAGAGGTTTAGGACTCTCATACTGCAACCTTTAAACTCTGATACTTCTCCAAAGTCATTATAGATTTTAACCAAGTTGTATGCTTGAGCTTTCCGAACCTGGCAAGCTGTATTAGCCCACTCAATCCAATCCTTAGCAGGTCTTGAATCTTTCTTAAACATTTCTAAAGCTTCGGACAATAGCTGTCCAGCTTTGAAGTGGGCATCTGTAGCAGCTTGGATGTGCATCTTTATAGCCGTTGCAATGCTATCCAGCTTTTCCTTATCTAATTTGTTATCATTTGTTAGGTATCCTTGATAGGCTTAGTAGGCTTAGGAGATGCAGTAGCTTTAGTAGGCTTAGTAGCTTTCAAGTCCTTAAAGTAAGTCTTGATGATGTTTTCTTTGATATGGCCTAATGCTTGTACATAAAGTGTCTTAGTTCTAATAGATGCAGTATCTTGTAAAGATACTTTGATTCCAAGTGGAAGACTTTTAGTATTCCATAGAACTAATTTAAGGGTGCTTTTAGCATCTTTTAATAAGCCATCTTTGTTAAGATCATCTGTAATCTGATTGATTGCTTTTCTGATTGCTTTCAAGTCTTCAAGTTCTGTCATGATAAGTCTCCTATATGATTCAAGTAGTTGCCTGGATTTGTTCCAGGATTAGCTACAAGATACAGGAGTTAAAAAGCAATGTCAAACGATTTTTCAAGAAAGTTTAAATAAAGTTTTAAGTAGTTGGAATCATTAAGATAAAGAATTTAAGAATCAATTAGAATTGTCAACGAAGTTGGAACTAACTATTGATATTACCAAGGTATTAGATAGTAAGAACTAACAATTACTATTGTACTGACAAAGTCAGAACTACCGAGTATTAACAAGAACTTAAGCCAAGTCAGTCAAGGAAGGAATAGTAGTACCAACAAAGTTGGAGCTACCTGAGAGAGTTTGAGTAGGCTAACAGAGAACAGTACTGGCAAGCAGGCTTAGCAGCCAAGCCAGTACTGGCAAGCACAGATGACTTTTCTTGCTTTTCCTTACTTTCTTAGTCTAACCTAACTCTTTCTGTCACTCTCCAAGGTTATTGCTGTAACTTACCAAGGTAGCTCAAGCTCAAGCTATTAGCTCTGCCTAATATTATTACTAAAACGGACAGACCTGGATACTTAATATGGTTAGGTTTATTAAGTTAGGTCTGGATTGCTTAGTTAGCTCCAACGAAGTTGGTATACCAAGGCTTGTACTGTAACGCTCCAAGGCAATTGTTAGTTATTGCTGTCTTATACTGTATCACAGCGATTGTTAGTTATTGCTGACTTCGTCATTAAGGATAGCAATTGTTAGTTATCCCTGACTTCGTCAGTAGCCCAAGGCTTTATCTGTCAGCTCCAACTTTGTCGGCAATGCCTAACTCTCTAAGGCCCAAGGGGGAAAGTTGGACAGAGCTTGAAGGGAGAAGTGCCGAACATAGCCAGATCAAAATTTCAATCTAAGATCCGCTCTGCTAAGATCTTAGTAGCTCTGACTTCGTCAGTCTAAGAACTCTCCAAGATAATCTCTTAGGACTACCAAGGAGAGTTCTTAGTAATTACTTAATCAAGTAAACACACCTTATTAGAACCCATAAAAATAGAAGCACTTGTAAGGGTAGGAAATAAATTCTTATCTATAGAGAATACCATCCATACAGTTGACTCACTTGCAGTTCCAGTTACAGCATTAACAAAAGAAGATGTAGTTTCCATCTTTACAGTCCTAATAGAGTAACCAGGATATTGTATATACTCACAACCTCCTGTCAGATATTTACCAACTAATCCATTATATAATCTAATCTTAGTGTTAATTGAATCACCTACATTAAGATTACTACCAACAGCAATAATGACCCAAGCTGGTACTTGCCTATCTATACCATTACTTGTATATAATCTATAGCCATCATAAACTCCTGCACTAATAGCACCAACAGTGAAGTTTTGAAATAGTACCTCAGTAGATGTAGTAACAGACGTAGTCTCACCACACACTATATCAAAAGCTGCCTCTGCATCTCCAATAGTTGTAAGCAAAGTAGCTAAAGCTATTAGTGTACCTGCAATTGCTGTCAATACTTTCTTATTCTTCAATAATTTCATCAATCCTCCTTTACTTTAATTTAAAACTAGAACACCTATAGGACTTCTCAAATACATCCTTCTTAACCAGATACTGATCTTCCTTACTTAATCTTACAATATAATCACCAACCTCTGCTTTCTTACCACCACAGTTGAATATCATAAGCTCCTGTATCGCTCCAACTTTGTTGGTATACTTGAACTCATCTCCCTTTACTTTCTCAATCTTTGCATCTTTCTCAATCTTACAAGCAAGACGTTTCTGAGGGATTGAAACATATTCTCTTAACATTAATATTCCTTTCTTATACGTTTATATAAGCTACTGTTACATTAGTATCAGAGCTTGATGTACCTACAAGTTTAGCCTTAAAAGATACACCAGTAGCAAACTCAAGTCTGCATATACTAATATTATCTCCCGGTGCATAAGTAAAAGCTACTGCTTCTCCTGCACCTATATCAGCCGTAATAATTACCATTCCATTTACAAGCACTCCTGTAACAGAAACTATAACTGGACCTGTTGCTTCTACGATGCTTGATTCAGTATCTACTGTTGCATCTGTAATAAGTTCTGTCATCTTACCTCCCTTTTATGGCCATCTTACTGTACTAACATAGCCTATTTCTTCTGTTATAATTCCTTCTTCTGTTTCTATCTCTATAGCTCTATTACCTTTAAGTTCAGGAAGAAACCAGAACAAACCCCATCCTTCTCTATCTGTTAGTTCTCTTCCTACATAAACAGCTTCAAGCCCAAGCTCTCTTATAGTTATAAGACTATCCCATCTCTCTTGCTCTACTATCTCTCTTAAATCTTTTTGCAACTCAGGTCCAATAATAGCATTTACTACTACTTTGTTAGGTAAAGAATCTAAGATGCCAGCAATAGTAGGATAAACAAGTACAGAGTTATCTAAGATATCTAAAGCCATAAGATCATTATCAGGTATAAGAATACTATTATAATCTTTGTGTTGATCACTATTTAAGAGAAAGTAAGCTTGCTGATTTAGTTCTTGCTTACTTAAATCCATTCTGGCTCCTTCTTAAAACTTATATGTTTTATGTATTGGGCATGTGGATTGTATCGGGATAAGAATAGAAAATCAACAGGATTAAAGCTACCTACAAAGTCTCTAAGACTACCTTGTACTGTTGTATCAGATTCTACTGTAATCTGTAGCTTAGGTACTGTATAATCAGGATGCTCACCATAGTTAGCTGTTATTATATATTCTTTACCTGTATTATAATTAATATCAGCAGCAGAAGATAAGTTAACAGCATCATAGAACTTAAGCTTGCCAACTGAATCATGAAAAAAGAAATGAGTGTCCACTACTTAACATTTCTGAAGCTGTAGTAGAAAGCTGAGTATAATCAAACATTGGTTTCCACAGAACTCGTAAAGAACCCTTAGCTGTACCAGCAACTTCACCTTCTAATGCTGTAACAAGACCTGGTAGATTATCTAAGTCCCACCTATATCCGTAGGTTGGAGTTGAATAATTACTTGGGACAGCCACCGATGCACCTTCACTCTTAACGTATGGGAGTAAATATTCTTTATTAGTTAAGTTAGCTCCAAAGTGGTATGTTGTACCTAAGTCAGAAGGATTTATATATCTTTTTGGGTATATGCATATATAGGTACAACCTACAGGAGTTCTAAATGATACTGCTTCTCTGCTAAATTCCTCTGACATATCAGTATAAGTAGAAGATGAAACAATCCAAGCTGCATTAGTCTGATCATATATAGCATAAGATAAAGAACTTGATGTACCTAATCTTACCCACTGAGAGAATACATACTCAGTATCTTCTGTTACTGTAAATAAACCATAGCAATACTGTGTCCCACTTGTGAGTTCAATTGCATTAGCACTATAACCTCCTTTAGGATCTGCATAAACAGGATCACTTGGAAGAAGACTTGCATCAAAGTCAAGTTTTAAGTTCTCACTATTTAGTAGTCTTTGTGTATAAGCGCCATAACATAACAATCCATCCTTCTCAATAACAGGTTCATTAATACCAAAAGTAGCTCCATCATATCCAACACGGCCAGCAGCTAATCCTGTAATTGACATCTTTTCACCAGATACTAAATCTGTAGGTGCAATACCTTCTTTGAAGTCACAATAGAAATTATACTTACTCTTATCAAACGCAGAGGCAGCACAGGTTAACTTATCTTTAAGTGTATTCTTTAAAGGTTTCTTTAGCAGTTTGAACATACAATCCTTTCTTGTAAGGGCCTACTTAAAGGCCCTATATTAGGTTGGTTTAAGCAGGTGTAATAGAATCCGATGCAGTATCCTCAGCAGCAGTATCCTGTCTCCACCATACATCATCCTTAGCTGATCCAGCAGCCACTACGAGAACAAGCTTAGAACCTGTAGTTTCTTTCATCAAGTAAATAGAACCTTCTCTTTTACCAGATACATCTGCATCATTTACATCTGCATCAATGTCTGCAATCTCAGCCTGAGTTACTACAGAGACCGGCAGAGCTGCTACAGCTACTACCTTTGCTACCGGCTGAGAATCACCAATCTTGTTTGAATATGCCATCCATACCTCCTATTATTATAATTATTAGTTTCTATTATCTATACTGGTTCTTAATTAGAGAGAACAAGAAGCACAGTAGTAGCTTCACTTGTAACTACTTAATGCTCTAACACTGTTAGACTCTCTTATACTACTATACTCTCTTGTTATTTCTTTTCTTTCTTTTCTCTCTGTCCTATACTGGTCCCTAAATACTTGCACCTTTAATTTCAGTAACTTACAGTGGACTTCTTTTACGCATCGAACCGAACTTGTTTCGGCCTTTATTTGGTTTGTAAGAAGAAGTACAAACCTCAGTCATCCAAGCTCTTCTGCTTACTGGATCTTTCCAAGCATTGATACCAGCTATTTGTTCCTTGCGTCTTCTGGCTTCCATCAGCACTTTAGTATCAAAGTCAAGCTTTTCAACTACGTACCGGACAGCACTTGCCAGAGCGTCCAGTCTATCATCGTGCCTCAAACAGCCCCTATCTCTCGTTATTAGGGTCATTTGATGGAGAAGGCGATACGTACCCTTCATTTCTGCTGGATATGCTTGTATCGAAGTATAATCATCCTCTATCACATCAGGAGATATAATCAATCTGTGCGATGTTAGTAGTGGTTCCAGTGTGTCAATAATCCTTAATTCCTTTTGACCTGATTCCCAGGTCTCTTCAATGTTAACTGGCCACTCTTCCCGATTAAATAAAGGTTTAAGCATACTTGTGAATGCTCCATTACCAAAGTTCTTTTCTATCAATACTGTCTTTGCTTTAGTGTTTCGTGCGATTCTTACCAGTTTTAATAGCGATTCTTCTTCAAAGCCACCCCTTACCCCTCCTATCCTTAGAATGTACACGTATGCACCAATTAAGCCTATTACAGCGTATCCTGTTTCATCACCATTCTTTCCGCCACCAGCCGGGTCAATATACATAACCCGCTTTTCAAAAGCCCTGAATTCATACTCTTGCAGCATACCCCTGTAGAGTTTGTATTTTCCATTAACAGAGACGCTCTGATATAGATTTGAGGGCTGATTAGTCCAGACGGGTAGTACGGGTCCCGTTTCAGTAGAATAGTCCTGTACGATTAAATTTCGTAGTTTTAAAGGGTATCTCTCTTCATCCGTTAGTTTAGTGTTAAGCATAAACTGTAATTGAAATTTAGCAGCACCCATGCTTAGTTCTTTATTTAAGAGTGTTTCTTCATCAAACATTTCAGGACAAGTACACTTACCTTGTAAGCCATCAAGCCCAGCTCCAACTCTTAGATCAGGATTAAGTATCATATCCTGTTGCAACATAGGTGCAAGCATATCCCCATAACTACTTTCTTGCTCATACGTTGGGTATCTTCCTGTCCAGATACGAATTACATATCCACGTCCAGGCAGATTATTATAAATTGATTCAGTTGTCTGAGGTGTACCAAGGTAAATAATCTCACCTTTAGAGCATACTGATTCAAACTCTCTTGTCAAGTCTTCAAGTATTTCTCTTGTTGTTACGGATCTTGAGTTCTTAGTGGATTCTATATCATCGGCTATCAGAATATCAGCCCTTGAACCCTGTATATTAGAGTCTACACCTAAGCATTTAATGCTTGGAGACTTATTAACACCTTTTAGAACCCAATGTATATCGTACCCCTCTATAGAGCTTCTATCTCCATTGCTCTTATCTGCTCTTAACATCCACAGAATATCCAAACCTTCAATGATTTGAATAACAAAACTGGCAATATCTTTAGACATTTTACCACCAGCAGACACAATTAAGATAATTAATTTTGGATTATGTATAAGCATAAACACAGCATATATGGCAGTTAAAGTTGTTTTAGCCTGTCCTCTCTGTGCTTGTACCATACGAAATTGTGGTCCAACCAATAACCATTTGCAGATATCAGCTTGAACTCTATTAAGATCAGGAGAGCCTGGTATCAAAGAACTGATACATGTTTGTGAAAAAAGCAGGAAACCCTCTATATTAAGCGGGAAGGTTTCCTGTACTTCTTTTAATGCTGCCCATCTTTCAAGCTGTCTGTCTTCTGACATAACTCTGGGCATTCTTATTCTTCCTTAGAGTATCTGTCATAAAGAGAGTACCAACATAGGAATCCCCATATACCAAACATAATATACCATAGTATCATCCTGTCTCCTCCTCTTCTTTAAAAGGTATTAACTTACCTTTTTGAGCTTCTTTAATTAACCTTAACTTCTTACCAAGCTCTGTCTCTCCATTCTCAGATGCAGCAATAGCAGAAACTCCATTATACTCTACCCATTTCTGAATTGAAACTAAATCTCGTGAGTTAATAACTTCTAAGATTGTTTCTAATGCACCTAACTTTTGAAATTCTTCTGCCATTTTAAGCATAGCATCAAGTTTCATATTATGACAAGTTGTGATTAGTTTATGCAATTCACTTATATCTTCTTCAGTTGCTGCTAATCGCTTGCTCATACACCCTCCTTTCATTTAAGCTCTTTTCTTATTAGTTTTAATGTTTCATTTAAGGCTTCAATAGCTCCTGTATTTTTAGTCATTTGTTTTGTAAATTGTACCTTTAACTCTAACATGTCATATGTATCAGCTTTAGCTAACTTGAGAGACTGAACATCAGAATACAAGAGAACTAAAGCTGTACATATTGGAATCAGAACCGCTAAGATACAACTAATCCAAGCAGAACTTAGTTTCATTATTAGAAGTGAATACTTAGAGCAGCTTGGACATCACCAAATTCATTAGCGAAACTTGCAGTTTCACTTCCAGCAAAGCATAAACCAATAACTGGAGCTGTTCCTTTATAATCAATAAGAACTGATCCGCTGTCACCAGGTTCTACTATTGGATCTGTTTTTATCTGATTAATAAAAGTCTGAGTAATAGAAGTTCCATCACATTTAGTATATGCTACGTTAACAGCAGCATCAAGACCAGTAATATAACCATGAGTTACATTTGTGGTTCTTCCACTCTTTACAACTAAATCACCAATTAAAGCATAATTAGGTGTATAATGTAATGGAGAAGCACCAGGGATATCATTAACATCTGAATCAAGAGTAGGGCAAACAAAGATTGCTGCATCTACTTTCTGATAAGAAGTTGCACCAATACCTACATAAGAATCAAGAATACCAATTACAGAAGCATTAGGATCATCAATGATTGAAGGTTGTAGTACAATATTGTGAGTTTGACATCTCCCCCAAGGCTGTGTACTTGAATCCACACCAGAGCAATAAGGTAGCACATGTGCGTTGGTCAACCCACATCTTGTATTACAACCATCTTTAAGAACATAACAACCAACTGTTCCTGCGCTTAAAGAACCATAAGGACCAATACTGATACCACCAGTGGGCGGTGTAAACTTCTCTCTTGGGTTATGCCACATAGCCTTTGCTGTATCTTCAACAACAATATCTGTTTTTACACCATTGATCATTTTAGGGATTCTATCTAATTTGGAGACATCTTCTTTCTTTTTAACAGCGACTGTAATACAGGGTTCACCAGTGTTAATACCTCGAATAATCTTATTACCTACACATACAGAGGTTACATTTTCATTAGTCAACAGGTCAAGCTGATATTCTTTGTTAACATTTCTTGCTTTTTTAATCCTATCAAGTCCTTTTGTAATCTGTTCACTTACATTCATTTCTTTTCTCATAATAATAATAACCCTCCATCTTAATGTTAATTATGCACTTGATACTATTAATATAACAAATCATAATCTTTTCAAGTGCATAGTGAATCTATAAAAGCCATCTTTTATAGGTTTTAGTTATCTATACTGGTCCCTAATTTACCTCGTCTGAACTTTCCAATAAATCCAGCACTGAGATACCATAGGTGCAGATGTATTAATAACAAAAGTTGTAGCTGTCATATTAGTAACCCACATAAAGAAACCACCTGAAACAGAACCTGTAGGATCTGTAGCATGTACTAAGCTTACATCATTTAGGTCTGGTGTGCTTGCAAGATTATGAGTAACTGTAACTGTTGAATTACCAGCAGTTATTGTAGCTGTCCCTGAATCTTCTGTATTATGCCCCCTGCAAGATGTTATCTTGAGTTGATTACCACTACCTACCAAGTAGTCATCTATACCAGCTGTAAGATTACCAGTAACATTTACCCCAACTATTGAAATGTTAGTGCATGTTCCAAGGAATTGTATACCGTACTTCTGATCATTACTAAATAAGCCACCATCTCCAAAGACTCCATTAGTTATGGTTAGGCCATCTATTCCATCACCTAATGTAAGTCCAGAGTATGTATTAGATGTTAGTTTGCTATTACCCATACACTGAGTATTTGATATACTTAATGCTTCTATCTTATTACTAATAAGTATACCATGTGCATCATTATTTATAAATCTACCAGTAGTTATAGAGTTGCCAGATATTAGATCATCTGCTTGAGTATTTGTAATGTGCATACCATGTGTACCACAAGAAGCACCCCAACATCCCATAAATATATTTTCTTGTATTAGTCCTGTAGTAGATCCTGGCTGTATTAGCCAACCCTCAGCTACACATGAATCACATATAATAGTATCAAACCAATTAGCAACAACACGACCAGTGCTTGCTTCACTTGGATTCATATGAACACCAATCTGACAACTAAAAATATCAATTGTCCTAAAGAAGCATCCTGAGCAGTGTTTTAACAAAATACCAGCACCTGTAGTGTTTGCTATATTACCGTCAGAAATATAGATACCTTGAGCAATACCTCCTTCTGAAAAGTCTTCACCAATGATAATACCATTTACACCTGAGTTTATTTCAAAGTGGTGCATGTGATATAAGTATTGTCCACCACCAAAAGAACCTGCTTCAAATTGAACACCATAATATAAATTAGAACCAAGTGTTATGTTATCTATATTTATTTGATGTCCATTCATAACTTTAATTGCAGCCCCAGATGTCTTAGCTATACTACTTAATACCTGAATCTCACATAATCTACATCCATTAGTATTTGTTGTATATGAACCCAACTCTATGATATTACCGGCTGCAAAGGAGCAGTATATCTTTGTAGCATCTGCACCTTCACCTCTAAGTGTTACTCCATTACTTGTAAGTTTTAATGTTGCTGTTGTCTTGTATACACCTTTTGGCAAATAAACTGTACCACCAGTGCTGGATAAAGAGTCGATAGCATTCTGTATAGCTACTGTGTCATCTGTAGTAGCATCACCAACAGCACCATACTCTTTAGCATTAACACCGAAATCCGCTTTAATATATAGCTCATCAAAGTTATCATCAATTGCTTGCATCATTTTCTGAGGTGAAGTATGTGTTGCTACATCATCAATTAGTATTTGTGACATTATACCTCCTTAGAGTTTCCATTCTTTAGTGTATGATGCTCTACCATCTGTTAGTTCATTTACCTGTGATGATGACATTACACCAGCAGCAGATGCTGTAGCCTCTGTGATAACTGCATCTGTTCCATCAGAGCTAACTACTGTAACAGAAGATACTGTATTTGTGACTGATAAGTCTGTTGATACATTCCCCTCTTTTGCTGTATTTGCAAGAACAGAGGCATTATTAGTTATTGCTGTATCAAGATCAGATATAGTTGAAGCTGTTTGTGTTCCAGTGTGATTTGCTCTATTTACTGCTGCTGTTAAATTTGTGATATCTGCTAAATATAGTTCATCAAAGTTATCATCAATTGCTTGCATCATCAGTTTAGGCGTTGTATGTGTTGCTACATCATCAATTAATATTTGTGACATTATACCTCCTTATAGTATCCATTTTCTATTATACATATCTGAAATATTAGCTACTGTGTTAAGTTGTTCAACTGTAGCTGCATCTGACTGATCAATACCATCTGCTAAATTAGTAAGTCTTCTATTCCCTGCATTAATATTATCTTTCCAATAATGATCATCTTGCAAGAATCCATCAGCAAGTTGTTGCATTTGATATAATGCTTTCAGGAAAGAGTTATTTAAATTATCTGATCCAAAAGCATTACCTCTTGTAAAATCAGAATAAGTGCTTTCACTTCCTATACTTCTTCTTATTCTTACATAGTAGTCACTTGTAGGTGCTGTATTAAATACAACATTATTATCACTTATTGTGTAGTCTGTATCAAGAATCTGAGTAGTAGACTCACCAGTAACTACATTTATAAGCTCAACAACAATATCTTCATCTTCAAAGTATCCACTCTCTGCTACGATAACATAGCTTAGTGTTACACCATTACCTTGAGTCTGACTAAAAGTTAACGACATTAAACCTCCTTTCTATTCTAATGAACCAGAGATTGCATTTAATGCTTGATGTATCCCAAAAGCTTTACCAAAAGGGGCCACTCTCTGTATATCTTTAAAAGTTTTACTTGGATTTAAATCCCACTTCACTGCATCTACTGCATCCTTTCCTATATTCATCATATCAGATCCCATACCAACTACAGGTATAGAGCTTGGAGTCATTGACCGGAAGCCACGCTTCCCTGGTGCTGCCATCCAATCACTTGGTAATGCACCCATCGTTGCCATTATGTCACCAGCTATACCAACAGAGGCAAGCTGTCCCATATTATTAATTAATCCAAATGTTAATCCAGTAGGACTGAATGCTTGCTTAAAATATTTATCTTGATCTTTTCTTCCTGCTCCACTGTTGAGTGTCTTTAATCCATAAGCAACATAAGATAAGAATATTGAGTGCATAGCTATCAAAGCACCAGCCATCTGATCATGTCTAATATCATGGATTAATTGTTTATTTAATGAAAGCAATGAAAAGTTCCTAAACTGGGTCAGTGTTGAACCAAACCATTTATTCATCCAAGTAGGCATCTCACCTATCATTGGACGTTGCATATCTCGCATAGTTAGTTGGTGCAATCCAAGAACTAATCTTTCTCTCATTTCCAATGGCATCTTACATACATTAAATAATCTGACCTCTTTTCCTTCATACATCTCTGATTTAGGATTAGCTTGCATCCACTCTTTAACTCTATCCAGGAATCCATCATGCCAACCCGCATCATTAATATCAGCTTCATTTAAGAACTTACCAAGATCAATTTCATCATCTGCCCACCTCTTCATCTTATTTGCCAGAGCATTTAAACTTAATCTTTCTCCTGATCCCTGCATCATACGAAAAGCTGATACTACTTCCTGGACTCTTCTGCCTCTTGCAAGACAGTTATCAACATATGATCCTAAGCTTTTATATGTAGCTGATTCTTCTATATTATCTATTCTAAGATAGCCTGGATATAGAATATGATCTTCTCCTGTAATATAGAACATCTCTTCCATCTCTCGTAGTTTAGGGTTAGTAAGTTCTCCAGACCATTTCTTACCAGCTCTCATACCCTTAGTGCTAAAGATGCCTACCTCTGGTACTGCATCTAAGACTGTACCTAATCCACGCTTTCCAGTTACTCTGGCAATTTCAGGTATAGTAGATAGCCCCATAGTTTGAAGTCTCATAAGCGAAGTAAAGTCCCTAACTCTACTCATATTTTTAATAAAAGCAGAACCTGGATCTTTCTCAATAGAGCGACCATAAATCATATCTATGCAGTCAGATAAGATTTGTATCTCTTCATCTATATCTTTCTTAGAATACCCTTGATTATAGGAATCCTTCTTAACTTCTGTTAGGAACTCTTTAGCCTCTCTTCTTGTTTTAAACCCAAGTCTGGCCATAGCTGAACTGCCAGAAGCTTCCCTTGTATAAGATTCAAGTAACTTTGGAACATCTGATTCAATCATGTCAATCATCTTTAAACCATTTAATTCAACTTGTAGATCAGGTCTAAGAGACTTCTTAGCTCTATTTGACATTCCTTGAACAAGATTACTTTCAGCAGCTTCTGATATAAAAGACTCAATCACATCCTCTGGAACCTTAGCATCTTTTAATCCTTGAACCATTCTATCTATATCTACATTCTTAACCTTTGTTGGGAACTCTGTCATCTTTAAAGTGTGATCTAAAGCTCTTGCAACATAGCCTCTTGCAACATAATCAGCAGTAGCTTTAGGTAATTCAAAATCACCAAGCTGATAAGATTCCGATAATAGAGCTTCAACCTTATTTATTCCATGCTCATGACAAGCAGTAGCTATCCTTGTTTCATCTATAATAGTTGAGAAATAATTTCTATCTAATTCAAGATTCTCAAAACCTTTAACTCCCTTACTCTTCATACTACTTCCAGCAACTTCAAATAAATCTCTACAACCATCAGCAGCAAGCTTTACACCATCATCAGCTATAGATCCTGGGTATTTAACCTCAAGTATTACATCTTTATAGAACTGATGAGTCACTTCTGGTTTAAACATTATCTGCATACGACCTATATTATTTGCTTTCCTATAGGTTTCCATGCCCTCTGCTATTCTGTTACGAACAGCAGATCTAAATTGTTTACTGTAGATATCAGACCATACAGCAGCCGCACCAGCAGGATTAGCTGGACCACCTTGTCCAGCAGATAGTAGATGATAGTTTAATCCGCGTATAGTCATATTATCAGATTTAGACAACCTTGTAAAAGCTGAGTGTGTCCACTTTGTAAACTTAGGAAAGATAGACCAGCCTTCAAGTGCTTTAGGTACTTTACCTCCATCATACGCAAACCGTTGAATAGATTGTTTAACTGGATCTGCAATATTATACAAGCGATGCAAAAGCTTAAAACCTGCTTCTGCTGAACCTGCTGAACCTAAAGGAGCTGTCTTTGCTTCAATTATAATACCTTCATCATCTATACCTTTAGTTTCATCTATCTTAACTTTAACATCTGAATTTAAATCAACTCTTTCCTTTGCTTGCCTTTTCATCTCACTACTTACACTTGGAAGTTCATCACCAAAAATATGTTCTATCTTTTGAGTATAGGTCATATTGTTCCAGGCTTTTAACTCCTTCCCAACTCTTCTTGATTTAACAGCAAGGCTTATACCTTTTTGTAATTGTATTCTTTCAGCCTTCAAGCTATTCCTTTTATCCATATTATTCCTTGCAGCACGATTCATAGCCTTACGAAGTTTCCACTCAGCTTTGTTAATATTAGCTTTAAGTTTAGTCTCAAGCTGGCTAATCTTACTTGTAACCTCTGCTTGCATCTCTCTCAGTTTTAACTCTTCTTTCCAAAGTTTAGCCTGTTGTTTTAACGTATCTTTCTTAGATAGTTTCTTTTCTATCTTAGCAATTCTTTCTTGCTGTTTATCTATTTTATCACGGTACTGTTCTTTTATCTTCTGTCTCTCTGGTTCTGCTTTTTCAATAAATGATCTTTGTTCTTTTCTTACTCTATCCCTGTGTAGTTCCGGTGATTCTGCTCTATTTGCTTCAATTTCAAGCTCTCTATCAATCTCTTTTATTCTTCTTTTAGCATCTCTAAACTTTGACTTATCCCAAGAAGTACCAGATTTATAAGCTCTTTTTAATTCAATATCTCTTGTATTAACATATCTGTTAATCTTATAGGTATCAATATCAGTCTGTTGTCTGGGGGCATTCTTGAGTACATCATCAGCTACAAAGTTCTCAGCATCTACTCTAAATGCGTCATCAGCTTCATCCGCTAAAGCTGCCTTCCTTCCAGCCCTGGATCTTACAATGGGTGATAAAGCAGCTCCAATAGTAGCACCAGAACCAAAGGCAATTACTGTATCTATTAGTTCATGCTGTGTATCGCCTTGAGCTAATATACTTTCCAGGATAGCATTCTCTGCCCCTGCCATTGTAGCCACCTGAGCTGCTTTAGCTAATCCGGTTGCCTTAGCACCAATACCAATCATACCAGTTCCAGCACCAAGAACCCAAGCAGTTGGATCAAACATAGAAAAAACTAAATCAGCTACAACACCACTCAAACCTAAAGCTGACTTTGCGTATAGTCTATCCCTATCTTCTTGAATATATCGTTTCTTAGCTAAGAACTCAGATTCAGACCCTGCCTTCTCAAGCTCTTCTACTTCACTCTTATTATACTCTTTCATTAGATCCGGTAGTATCTCATCTATCTTCCAATTAGGATCTTCTTGAAACTGAGAAGACCTTCTGTCCCATGCCCTCTTCATAGCAAACGGTGTCATCACAGAAGATGCAGAAGCAGACAAGCCTTTCATTATTACATCAGGCCCCATCGCTTCCTGTCTTTCTTTCTCAGCTTGGAAGCGTTCATAATTAGTGATAGGTTGTTCAGCAAGCCCTATATTCTCATAGTATTCTCCCATATATCTCCTTATTCAAATTGATATTCATCATTAACTTTATAAAGTTTATCCTTTCCTTCTTTTACTTTACCTGGAACATTATACCAACCGTCATTTGAATTTACTCTCTTCTTGAAAGCATTACTAAACTTATCACCAATTAACTTAGAGCTAAATTTAATTCTCATACCTTTAGGTCCAAATTCGTACTTCTCAATAACAGGCGCACCTGGATTAGATAGAGCTGCATGATTGTACAGGTTCAACCTTCGCTTTAATAATCCACGATATCTAACAGAGCCTGCCCTGGTAAAGTGAGTTAGTTTAACTAAGCCTTCCATTGTGTATCCTTTATTGGCTGCTGTCTTAGCCTCTGAGATACTCTTTAATAAACCAAGGCCTCCATTATAAGTTAGGTCTTGCCATCCCATCTTTTCTTCTTCTGTCATCTCAGACCATTTAGTTAGTTGTGTGCTTGTTGCATCTCTATTTTTAGTTATATTTTCTTTAAGTAGTGCATCTACTTGATCCTGTGTTAAGCCTTCTTTAACATTAACAGGGATATCATTTATATTCAACCACTTCCTATGATCATCTGAAAGCCAATCATCTTTAATCTTAATACCATACCCTATCTCAAATTCAGATATTCCTTTTTCTTTCTTCTCTGAGATAGATTTAAACGGCATAAATTTCTTCTCTCCATTAATTGTTGTTAATCCCTTTCTATCTTTATTCTCAGCATCTTTAAGCATATTCATATATAAGACATTAGCTTGACTCTTATTGCGAGTAAGACCACCCCTTCCTTGCGCTATAGTTTGTATAGCAGCATTCGTAGTATCCTCTTTATTAGGTTTAGTTGCATTTATCTCAGCATTAGAACGAACATCTATTGGTTCAAAGTCTGATAATGTTTCGTCTATATTCTCTTCATAAAACCCTATATCATCCATTGGATCAGGTGCATTTACTTGTATCTGATCTGGTATCATAGGTTGTTTTACAATAGGTTCTTGAGTAGTTTGTTCTACTGCATCAGGCTTTAGATTACCTAATATACGTTCTCTAATACTATTCTGATTAGCACCTTGACCTAAGAACTCACCTATTGCATTCATTATATTATCTATCATAAGCCTCCTTTGTCTAACACTGTTAGACTACATATATTTACTTAGTCCTCTTTCTTCCATATATTTCTTATACTCAGCTTCGGCTTTTTCAATATTATCCGATGCTACCTTTTGATCCTTTTCCTTCTTCTTAGCTATGTAACTTTTAAGTGTGGAGAGTGGGACTGGTTTAGTAAGATAAAGATTAGCCCTGAAAGCTTTATTCCTTGCAACTATCCTAACTGTTCCTTTCTTATTATCAACTTCTGGAAATACATCATCATTTTCTAATCCATTACCAGCAAGCATAGGTTCCCAGATATCTTTTGTACCTTCTGTATAAGCATCAAAGGCATCTTTAATCCAACCATTATTCCCGCCTGATCTACCCTTCATAGCGCCTTCAACGCCTAACTGTTGTGCAAGATATCTTTGACTACCCTTAATCCATAAGTCTCCAACTTGAGTCCATCCCTTCTTGAAGTATTCAGTTACCAAGTCTATATTACTTTTTGAATCCGCCTCTGAGGATAAAGCTATCTGATTTCTTATCTGTTCTTCTAAATATGGTACTTGCTTATCTTCGAAGTCAGGATTCCACAGAAACTCAAGATTATCTCTAACTTCATCAACACCAGCTTGAATCTGTTTAGCAGATGCAAGAGGTAGGTTCCTGAAATTAGCTTGAGCTTGAGCAAGTGCTTGTCCATCAGACATACCACGATCACGATAAGACATAAAGTCTCTTATTACTCTGGCTTCTTTTCCTCTACCACCAAGTGCTTCTAAGTGTTGAATCAATGCAATAGGAGACATAGCTTCAATTAGGCCAATACCTTCTCTCTCAGTATTCCCAAGGACTGGCTTACCCTGCTCATCCTTTTCTTCTCTAAATGCAACATTTGAAGTTGCAAGATTGTGTAATATATTAACAAATGGAACTACTGTATCATTGTTTCTTACTGCCATATCAGCAACTCTTGATTGAGACTGCTTAGTAAGGACAGCTAATTGTGATTGCTTCTGTCCATCTGGTAAACCTTTTACAGCTTCTTCTGCTCTATCAAGTTCATCCTGGTATATACTTCTGTATGCAGCTTTCCTTGTCTTCTCTCTTATATCACCTGGGTCTATAGTATTAGGATTAGAGAGGATAGTTTTAGCCGTAGTTAATTCTGCCTCAGACGATCTTGCTTTATAGTAGTCAGTCCATATTCCACTAATAAAACCACGGGAGGCTGCTTCACCATTAGTTGCTTTATTCATCTTATCGAGCATTGCCATGCCATCTGCTATAAGAATCTCTCCATTTAAGATACCCTGTTTAATAGAGACAAGCCTTGTTGTCATAGCTACTGCTTCTGTACTTAAAGCTTCATTTACAAGTTTCTTCTCAAGAGTTTGTAGTCTTGCTGATCTGTTAAATAGGCTTGCTTTACGATCACCTGTCCACACCTTAGCAGCTTCCAATAAAGCAGGAGACTTTGAAGTAATTATTGCATTCTCAATTACATCATCTTTCTCTTTAGATGTGAGTTTTAGTGCCTTTAGCTTAAAGTCAAACGTATTAGCAAGTTTATCAGGTTCAAGATCTACTCCATTCTCTTTCATGAGCTTTGCTTGTTGAATAAGATAATCTGTAGTAGAGTTTTTACCCTTCTCTATCATAAGCTTAATCTGCTCTGATTGTCTTGTTGCACTAAGTTGTGGCATCATTTCACGAAAAGCTAAAGGAAGTAGTTTCTGCATCTCCCTATCTTCTTGATAAGTTGAGTAATTCTTATTTATATATTCATCAGTATCCCTATACCTCTTTCTTATTTCAGCATCCCATTCATCTTCGGTAAGATCCTGTTTAGCAAGTTCATTTAGTTCAAGCTGATGCTGCATAATTTTATCCTGCATTATAACTGCTGCGTGCGCTCTATACCCTGCTACAGTAGCATCATCCGATGGACCAGCACCAGCAGTAGCAAGGGCTGTCTGAACTATCTTATCTTCTGCAATCTTTTTACTCATTTCAGTTTTGTAGGTATCAGCCCCTACCTCAGCAAAACCTAAGAGTGAATCAATAATTTGTAAGCCTTGGTTACTTTTCTGAAAAGCTGATTTAGGTTTAATAACCTGTTGTTTCATCTGTCTTGCTGGCTTTTGAAAGCGTGTATTAGGTCCCATTTGAAAGGGATTAGGTACAGCTTCTCTTGTGAGATTATTTTCTACCATTAAGCCTCCTATTTATTTTACTGTACTTGATTCAGAGTATGATCTACTAACAGAACTTGCTGTTTCATAAGTTCTAAGTCCAGAGCTAAGACCCGTACTAAGACCTGAATACCAAGCCGGTTGATTGATACTATAGTCAGAAGAACCTTTAGCTCCTGCCTGAATGTTCTTAGATTCTGTATCAATATTATCTAATTGCATCTCTCGTCTACTTGTAATATCTGACATTCTTTGTCCAAGTCCAGTTCCAAGATCCTGGATAGCAAGATCAATTGATTGTCCATAAGTACCAGTAGCAGCAGCTTGCAGCTCGACTGAGCTTCTTGCTTTCATGTATTCCCTCTGTGCTTGCATACTTTCTTTATAACTTGATTCAATTACATCAGCTTCTTGTTTATCAAGTTCAGCATACTGAGCTATAGCTTGTTTTTCTAATTGTTCATTATACTGTTCTTGTGCTGCCTCTTGATCCTTAGATGCCTTATAAGACACACCAGCACTTGCAGCACCTACGACGGCTGATACTACTGCTGCTACTACGGCTACTGTTCCCATGCGTTCTCCTTTCTTATCTTATATACGTTGACCCCTCCTATTAAGATTTCCATTAAAACTAAAATCTCTTATAGTTAATGGTATATGACTATCTGTTTCTATTGTTAGAGTATATTTATCAGACTTAGCACGAATAGGTATTCTATGCTGTCCTTCTACTAAAGTAGCAAATCCAATTATATTCTCTGGACCTCCTACAATCCTGTTATTGTATTCACTTGTTCTTTCTCTTCCGTAGATATCTTCTACAATAGCTGTAACTGCTCCTGTTGTATTATAGTTAACATAAAAAGCTCCAACTGTTAGATGATCTAAGTTCATAGCTTTATCATTCTGATCTTTTACTACAGGATTAGTTGGTGTAAAAGAACAGGTATATGGAACACCAATAATACAAGTACACTCTATTTCTGTACTTAGATTATCATAAGACCAAAGCTCAGAACCAACCCTTTCTATGTTAACTAAAGCTCCAAGTTCTGCTTCATAACATCCTGTTGATCTTACTACTCTTATATTATTGATATCAACAGAAGCCAAAGTATCTGTAGTTTTCCACACTTCATCTGTAGCATCCCATGTAAAAGTTGCATCAGATTGTCTATCCAGTCTAACAGGAAATGTAAGCCCTGTACTGTCTGCATCTCCAAGATCCACAGTCTCACACATCACAGCTAATGAATCTCGCTCAATGACAACTCTAAGCTTATCATCTACAAAAGCAAGATGCAGTATTTTATCACCCTCTGTAAATGTAATCTTACCCCAAGCACTTTGAACTTTATCAGATCCCTGCCATAACCAATCATAAGAATATAGAACATTATCTTCTTGTGCTTTTATTAATAGAAGATTAAGATTCGTACTGGCTACCATTATCTCTGGCTCTCCTGATATATATTCTTTTACATGGTCTGTTATAGGTCTTGCCATTTTTGTATCAGTAACAGAATCAGTAAAGTATTCTCTGATCCCTGTGTATCTACCATAGTTCAAAGCAAATAGAATGCTATCACCAGAAGCTACCGGTTTAACATTTAAATTAGTTTCAAAGTTAGTAGTCTTTCTAAGTACTGCATTAGCAGATGTTAGAGCTTTATCTCCTGGTAATAGAAACTGAGAAGACTTAGAGAAGAATACAGTATCTCCATCAAAAGAGATAGCAGCTTCTAAATAGTTAATCTGCTCTGAGTCTGCATAGATTGAAATAGGATCAGTATCAAGTGCATCTTGAGCAGTAGCTCTAAAGAAATTAAAGAAATAACCTGATCTTGATAATATAGTAGCTTCTCCCGCTGTAAAGTATAATCTATTCTGCATTGTACCTATTACTTTTATTTTAGAACCAATGAAGGATGGAAGTGGATTTGTTTCATCATTACCTACTTCTCTATCCTCCCATTCCCCTTCTCTTAATGTGAAGTTAGCCACCCCAGATATGATACTATCTCTTACAAGTACATGTGGCATAGAACTTGTTGTAGGTCCTAAGATCAAACCAGGCTCTATTGTTTCTTTCCATTGCAAAGTATTACCACTTGAACCATCAGTGCTTGTAGCTTTTAGCCAATAAGATGCGTTCTCTGTTGTTTCTCCACCGGGTGGATTAACTTTTATAGTGAAACCCTCTGGGGCTTTATTAGGTAGTAAAGTTACTTTCTCAATCTCTTTATAGAGAGCTATTGCATTTGCGTTATTTACATCATCATCTACAAATATATCATAATCGGTTCCATCCTTTTTAGATATAAAGATGCAATTAGAATGTAACTCTATATCATAAGTAGCTGTGATATCAGTTCCACCCCAAGAACCCTCTGTTGTAGTAGGCCCTCCTGAACCACCCTGCAATCCATCATATAGTTTAGATGCTACCATAGATGGATTAGTGCTTGAAATATCTTCTGCATTATCTCCTTTTTCAGCAAGATGCCAAGCTACTAAAGAACCATCTATATACAAGTTTGTATATTGAGTGTAATTCTTATACTGTATATACACAATACTCGTATTATCTAATTCCGGTGCTGTTGTAGTTCCTTCTAATACTGTTACATCTTTGTTAATAATAAAAGTGTAATCACCTATAGTTAAAAGCTCTAAAGAACTTGATGGATCTATACAAGCAAGATAGCTGGTTCCAGAATCTACAGTAATAGCACAAACAATTCCATCTGGTGTCCAAGCCTGTACTGTACCATTAGGTTGTATTTCAATAAAGTATTCTTCTTCATTTCTTTTATAATGATGCCACTTACTTAATGGGTTCTTACTTGCACCTACAAATTTGCTTGTGCTTTGCGTACCTTGTCTTGTAGTTAAGCCTCGTACCACATCCGGTCTAAAGTTAGTAGATGCAGTACATTGACCTGGATGCCTATTCTTATCAGGCTGTTGAGAGACTCCTTGTATTGGTCTACCTTGATTACTTGTTATATATGTCATTAATAACTATCCCTCCTTGGAAAGACAGAGAGTCCAGAAGATGTTGAATTTCTTCCACCAACTCTTGCTTGAAACAAAACAGCCGTTGGATTATCAGTTAGATAATTATGCTTTCTGTTTCTCATCTCTTCTCTATTTAATAAAGCCATTGCAGTTTCTTCATCTTCCTTTTGGAACTTCCAACGCTTTTCATCTACCTCTAAGTCCTGAGCAAACTGTCGTCTTGCTGTATACATTATAGCTGTCTGAGCTATAGGTGGTAAATTATTAAATTCAAGATAGAATATAAAAGCGGTTTGGATTGTCATAACACCACCTACACTATAATTAGCAAGATCAGTTAAATCATAAGTGTGATTAACTAAGTCATATAGTTTTCCATCTCTTAAAGCAAGTGCTATATTTCTTGAATAAGCATCTGTTACAATAGACATTGCATTAGCTGGTGCTACTATCTGTCCTGTGTTACTATCTGGTACTAAGTTCCAATTAAACTCTTTATTAAAGAACCAACCTCTTTGCTGAATCTCTTTTGATACTCTTTCAATTGTTCTTTTAGCTTGTGAAGCATCCAGGTCTGTATCCTCTTCATCTGACACAGGAGCAAGACCAACACCAGCAAGACAAGTATTTATTGATTCAAGTAATGCAGACATAAACCTCCTTTATAAAAAAAAAACCCTGCAATCCAAGAAAGGAAAGCAGGGCGGTTACGACTATGGCGTTAGTCGAACTAATAAAATCTAAGAATAAGTCTTAGTAGCTTTAGCCTTTCCTTTCGCCTTTGTAAGGACAGGTGTATTAGTTGTTGTGGATGTACTCTGAACGATAGCACAATTATCATATCTTCCGGTTGTTGCTCCCTCTGCCAACCAAGAATCAATGAAGTATCCTTTAGTCTTTTTATCAAAGAAGATATCAGACTGCAAGGAGATAGTACGACCACATAGTAGCGCATCAGAGTTGTAAATGATAGCATTACCTTTCTTCATATCAGCGGTTACATCATACCTATTTCCATTATTGACATTGGACAAAAGGTGGTGTGTTTCACCATCATGCGGGTTAATCTTCATCTGTGTAAACTCAACAGAACCCATTACCGGAAGGCCCCAACCTTTCAAGCGGCCAGACAGGTTGTTATCGAAGTTAGTTCCAGTTGATTCATTTGATCCACCCTCAGTCTGAGCAATAAACCCATAATCAACAAGAAGTCCAAACTCAGCGATAGGAATAATAACCTTCATACCACCAAGCGGACAACGCTGTGTAACCAAACCAAGTAGAGCAATCTCGATTGCGGATACAAGCTGATAAGGGTCCTGCACCTGAGATAAATCATCTTTTAACTCTACATTAATTGCAACACCATGCCCTGTAACCCTTGAGATACCACCAGTTATAGTGTTAGCAAAGGGATCATAAACACCACCAGTTGCTCCAGTTGCAAGTAACTGCTGAATTACCATTTGGTCTTCAAGCGTCTTTAATTTACCCATCTGATTAGCTGCAAGCTTAGTCATAACATCAAAGTCATTCTGAATATCATGCAGAGTATGAACTGTATTTCTTCCAAGAACAATAGTATCTACTACCAATGCGTTCTTGTTGAACTCAGTATCATTAGTTGCTTCCGGTTCTTGTCCAGGTGTCAGGGTTTGAAGTTTTGTCTCTCCCATATATTTGTCAGATACAATATTGGTTCCGACAACATCCTGTACAGTGAAGCCTCCAAGTAAGTTTTCTCCTTTTAGATACTGCTCATGCACAGTTCCATTAAACTTCTCAATCAATAGAGAATCTACATCTGCACCTACCGCAGGATTGACAAGTGTATTAGTTGTTGATCCAGCCATTTAAATCTCCTTTCGTATATGTTATTTATAGCAATTGCTATGATTTCTTATTAAGACTAATGTAATGATGAGCGGTGGGGGGGGGGGGGGGGGCTTTTTTCCCCCCAC